GCCGTATCCAATGATCTCACCGAAGGCCCAACCCTTGACCAGGCGACGGTGCGAGAACATGTTGAACGGTTCCGAGAACAGCTCAACGCGGACCCCCATTTCGCCCAGGTATTCACTACCAGTGACCGCGTAGAAGGTGCCCGCTGGCACAACTTCCTCGACGCCAGTACCGGCAGCCGTCAGAATCTGAGAGTTCAAGATGTTGCCGATGTAACCGGCGAGGATCAACTCGCGCTCGGTCACAGGGTCGACGGCCGTGCTCATCGTCTTCACGATGTCGGACAGCTCAGCACGGTTGATCAGGAACTTCTCAACCATCAGACGATGACGCTCAACCTGGTAGCGCACATCTTCAAACGCCGAGATACCCAGCGTGGTGAAGATCGTCTGCGAGTTCACGGTCACGGCAGCGCGGTCGAGCAGGGCGAGGGCTCTCTTGTCCTCTTCAAGCTCGATCTCCTGACGGGCGGTGTCCTGCGCACGGTCGAGAACATCGTAGTTCATCTGATAGATGTCTTCGATGTCAACGGTCGGGAACGCAGTAACCTTGAACTCCGAAGGCTGAATGTAACGACCATGGAGGCGAGACTCAATGGACTGACCATCTTGTCCAACCACCCACGCGGTCGCACGAACGTCCTTCGCGATGCGGAACAGCTCGCCCTGCGCGAGTGGACGCACCCGATAGACCTTGCGCGCCCAACCCTCGTAGTCGATGATGTCCTTGATCGGCAACAGGAGTTCCTGACCAACGATCGCGAAACCTTCGCCAGTGGGGTCCTGCATGGCCGCCGCAAGAACCTTGCGCCGATCATCGGGATTCATCTGGTTCGAAGCTTCACGGTAGAAGGTACCGGGTGACGCCTTCTTGGTGACGTTCTGAAGCAGATACGCGATCTGCTGCAAGGCGTCCTTGTCGTCAAAAGCGTTCAGCTCGCCCTTCTTGTCAAACATGCGCTCAGACAGCTTGGTGTTGCCAACTGCCTGGCGGATACCACCACGATCAACCTCACCAGCAAAACTGGTGGGGTTGAACTTGCCGCTCTCGTCCCAAACCTTCTCATCTTCCTTCGAAGCGAGGTGAAGGTTGTCCTTGGCACGAGTCCGGTGTTGCTCAATCTTCTCTTCCGAAACGCTAGCAGCCGCTTCCTTACGGACTTGTTCAGTCCGCGCTGCCCCGGCTGCGGCGAGGCGCTTATAAGGATTTACTACCTGGGTCTTCATGGCTCTCTTTCCTCCTAAGTTATATGTCCTCTACCCTACCGGGTTCTTGTTACACGGCAACCGGGTTGCCACCAAGCCGCACGCCGAGGAACGGATCATCAGCGGTCGGAACTTGGATGACATGGCCAACGAACTCACCTTCGGCACTATCGTTGGTGAAGTAGCCGGCCAGCGCTGCCGTAATACCACCACCGCAGTACAGATTCTTACCAGCACCTGTCATGGTATAGACGCGGCTGGTATCATACATCGAGGTGAACAAGATTGAAGCGTCGGTGATGATCGTGACACGACCATCAGCAACACTAACCTCATCCAGCTGATTCCAGAAGTTACGGCCCTGGAATTCGATGTCCTGTGACGACAGCTCATAAGTGTACGTTGCGTACACTGTAGTAGCCAATGGAATAGTACCCCCGCTACCAGCCGCAATGTGCAGCACTGTGCCATTAAGGGCGGTGAGTGTATAGTCAGTCGAGCTGCTATACAAGCCACCACCGAGATTAGGCAGGCTGCGAAGCTGGAAGTTCTTCACATTTGGGTGCTTCAACGCAACCGTCGAACCTGCGGTGGGGAACGACACGCGCTCGTCCACCATGTTGGCGGTGTATGTCAAAGTCTTATTCCACTTTGCCACACCCAGGACTGGCTTACCAACAGCCTTAATGATCTCACCGTTGGTATCCTGAGCAACCAACATACCAGCTTCGAAGGTGGCGCTCAGTGCCGCCTTGAACGTGCCGATATCCTGAAGGATAACGCACCGCCCTAAGTCTAGGCCACGCGGAAAGGTATCCGACTGGAACGCGCCCAAACGAGGGGAGTTTAGACCTACAGTACCCATCTTACTCTCCTTAGTTAGTTACCTGTACATTCACAGGGCGCACCCCGATCTGTACATTCTGACCAATAAACCTTGTACAAACCAATGTACAAAGTTTAACAAACTCTACATGCATTAAGTTTTCCATTACCGACTAATACTGGCCAACCCAGCTACCTTGGTCGTACCCACTGCTTGTCTAATGGCGCTCCGCTTCGTATCCTTGGAGTGCGCTGTTTCAGCATTCGAAGGATTTAACTGCAGATTACCGTTCCTGGCAGCAACTCTAAGATCGTCGTCTGACATTGGTGGTCTAACCAACATGTCATCTAGCGGAATAGACGCTGCCCTGATATTCTTCAAGTCAGCCTCAACCTGCATCAACGCTTCATCGCTCATCCCCATAATAGAGGCAGCCCTATCGATGAGCGCATCAATGTTGGCTTCCCACGCTGGCTTATCAGTACCCTCGATGATGGAGTCGTTAAACGCCGCCTCAATGAGGGTCACTGCTGTCTTCTGATCCATCGGCTCATAGTCATGATCTGCATCGAGGGGACAAGAATTGCACAACGCAATGCCAACCGCCGTCTTGAGCGGGGAATACTCAAGATTGAGAGCCTGACGACGGGCGATAAGTTTCATAGCCTTCGCCCAACGGTCCTGAAGATTCTTCTTGAAGGTTTCCTTGTCTTGCTCGATTTCGGCAACCTTCTTGTCCAATCGCGCACGATAGATGGCCTCGATGCGAGCCGCGTGTCGCTTGGCTTCGTACTTGCCGGCAGACTTATCTGACTTACACTCGCAAGGATCAGAGTCGCACTCTTCACACTTGCCCTTAGCCACCTTGGCGGCGGCTTTCTCTTTATGATCCAGCCCGACATCATCAATCGCGCTCTGATTCAAGGTCCAGTCCTTACGCTTTTGACGAGTATCGGAGTCTGGGTGTTTCACAGCGCCGCCACCACCCTTGAGGAGGCTGTCAGCGCTATCGACGTTGTGCTCTTCATCTTCTACGTCAGTGTCACGGTCGGTGAGCACGTCGTCCTTGAGCCCCTTGGTGTCGTACTCTTCTTTGTGATCGGTGTCTGAGCCACCCTCGGTGACAGAGTGCTCTACGCCATCCCGCTTGTCTTCCGTGTCCGTCTCGACTTCATCAAGAACGGAGTCGGTCTTGCCGCGCTCTTCATTCTTCATGTCGTCAACCGCATACTCAAGAACCTGAGCAAGCCGTGGACCCACGATAGCGTTGGTACGCTTGATTGTTCCACCAATCCCGTACTCAGCCACCATCGTAAGGACGGTCTTGGCCAGGTCAGAACCGGTTTTACTGGCAGCCTTGCTGTCAGCAGTTACTCTATCAGGCTTGACCACAAACAGGGTGCCCTCATCATCAAAGATTCTGATGTTCTTGGCACTAGTGATCTCCGCCTTGATATGCTTATATGAATTGGCAAATCGAAGCATTGAAGGTCCTCCTAAGTCTTGAAAGATTGCATCCAAAACGCTGTTTTCCACCACACTAGCGCCACGCCGAGGAGGAACCGCAGGAGCACCCGGAGCAGTTGCTCCCGGAGCACCCGGCATAATCCCCATTGCTTCGGGAGTGAGTACCTCACCAGGACCGGCTGGTGTAGCCCCTTCACTCTCTGGGGTCATCTCCTCTAATGGAACGCCTGGAACTTCTTCGACTGGCTCACCAGACTGAATATCTACACTTCCCGGTGCTTTGGTGTCGATATTGATAACCACCCCACCCTTACCATCCTCTTCCAAGCTAACAGGGGACGGTGGCATGGTACCATCTGGGGATGGAGGCATGGCGCCTTCTGGTGATGGGGGTGCAGCATCTTCCGGGACTGGAGGCATACCTGGTGGGGCGGCTGGGGCGGCTGGGGGAGTTACTTGAGCGGTTTTAGCCATAATCTTCTCACTCACTTTCTTTTCGAGTTCAGACAAGCGAGTTTGAAGCATCAAAATCTCAGATTCGTTTCTAAGCTTATCACCACTCTCAAGTTCGGCTACCTTAGACGAGAGCCTGAGAATTTCGTACTGTTCGGCCTTCGGATCAGCCGGGTCATGAACACGGCTGTACTCGTCAAAAATAACGCCTTCACACCACTCAAAAGATCTTGCAACCTTTCGTGGTTTGTTGGCAGTCTTACCCTTATGTCTGATCACGAAGGCGATTGGATTGAAGCCTGGTTCCGACTCGTCGTACTCTTTCCCTTTATTACGAATATGAGCACAGAACTCACTTCTGGTATATGCGACATTACTACAGACGTTACAGCGAGTACGAAGACAAGAACAACCCATCGACCCGTTCTTGAGAATGCCGGTCATTACACCTTGGGCAAACGTTGGGTCCTTCTTGCGGTCAACGGCAACTAACAATTCAACAAACTCGTCTTTGACGACCGCACCACACTTGATGCAGTGAATACCAGTTTCTGGATCTCTAGAACCCTGGTCAGCGGTTTTGGCCCCACACTCTTCATTCGGACAAATATCAAGGGGCGGCCTGGAATCATTATAGTGAGCATCAACAATAAAACCACGAGCATTCTTAGGATCTGCACTTCGGTGGTTTACATGATGTGGCTTGAGTTCATATGTGCGATAGACTTGTTTACCAAGTCGATGATCAAATCTCAGAAGTTCTTGTTTATGGAAGCCATCTGAGTTTTCATTGGGGACGTTAGTGGTGTTTCCTCTGATTGCTTCGAATATGTAGTCACCTGGATCAGAGGAGATGTCATACTCTTTGGCGACGATTCCGAGCGCAGCCTTAATATCGATGGTTCTAGCACCACTCAAGTAAGCGCTAGACGCGTCTTCTTTGTAGGCAGCTGATTTCTGAAAACTGCTGCCGTCGTTCGTAGCGACAGCAAGCGTCACAACGGAAGCGTTCTTCCTGAAACCGGATTTCTCGGTCATTTTTGTACTTTCTTATCCGATTGTACTTGCGATTCTTGCTTCACTTCAGGATTGACTTCTGCTTTCTTTTCTTTATCCCTAGGGTCAGCTACCCCTAAAGTCTCTGTC